AGTGTCGTATCGTATTGAATGGAAATGGGTTTTACTATGGCAGAGCCATAGCATCCTATATTCCGTTACACAATCTCGATGAGTTTACTAAAGATAGAGCATTTTTCATACAAGATGTTGTGGCCGCATCCCAGCGGCCTCATGTATATCTCGATCCAACCAACTCCCTTGGAGGAACCATGACCCTACCCTTCTGCTGGTACGAGAATGCCTTGCGCATTCCCGAACAAGAGTGGAGGGAGATGGGTGATGTGATCATCCATGGCATGCAGAACTTAAAGCATGCTAACGGATCCACTGACAACATTACTGTTTCAGTATTCGTCTGGGCAGAAGACGTCAGCTTGGCTGTACCGACTGCGAACGAACCTGGAGCACTTGCTGCTCAGATGGGTCAGAAGGGAGGAGGCGATGAATACAAGAAGGATGGGCCTATTTCCAAGCCCGCAGCTTTCATTGCGAAAGTTGCCGGAGCGTTGGAAGCAGTGCCACCGATTGCACCCTTTGCTAAAGCAACACAGATGGCGGCCGGAGCCGTTTCTAGTGTAGCTAGTGCATTTGGGTACAGTCGTCCCACCATCTTGCAAGACGTCGAACCGTATAGACCCACATATCTTGGTAACATGGCTAATACCAATGTGGGAGATTCCTCTGTTAAGTTAACACTTGATGCGAAACAAGAACTTACCGTCGACCCCCGGACCTTCGGGTTAGGCGATAAGGACGAGATGACCATTAAGTCTATAGCTTGCAGGGAATCGTATCTTACGAATTTTCCATGGGCGAAAGCCGCAGCGTCAGAATCGCTATTGTGGAACACCGAAGTTTCCCCAGTCCTCTGGGATGAAATAACGGGTCCACCTGATGAGATTCATATGCCTGCGTGTTGTTTTGCCGCCGTACCGTTTAAGTATTGGAGAGGATCTATGAAATTCAGGTTCCAAGTGGTTGCCTCGGCATTCCACAAGGGACGATTGAAGATCACCTATGATCCATCATATCCATTATCTAACGAGTATAACACTAACTACACTCACATCATAGATCTTGCGAAAGAACGTGATTTCACCATTGAAGTAGGATGGGGTCATGAGAGATCGATGGTCGGGCACCGCAATCCCGGAGATAGTTCTATTCCTTTTAAGACGACAGCACTCGGTGCTGATCCTCTTAATAATGGAAATGGAATTCTTTCCGTGTATGTGGTCAATGACCTTACGACTCCTAACTCCACTACTAACAATGATGTTTCAGTGAATGTGTATGTTAGTGCAGGTGACAATTTCGAGGTCTTTGACCCCGACTCCGAGAATATCCAGGACATGGTGTGGTTCCAACCACAACTCGGAGAGAAGGGAGATTCCAATGCCACCACTCTTGCAGCGTCCCTTGCTGCAGTTGGCTCTGCTTTAGCCAGTCTTCTTATAGCTATGATTATGCGGCTTCTCAACCGCGTAGATCGGCTGTCTCGTGACATGCGATCACTTCAAGAGCGTAAGGAGGATTCTTTGGATACTACACAGCATGTGTATAATCCTCAGATGGCAGAGAAAGAGGAATCTCACCCGGATGCAGACATGACGAAGAATGAAAATGAGCCTATGAAACTAGATTCCACTGAGCACATTGGAGCGAATATATCGGCTACAGATAACACTATCAACGTGTATTTCGGTGACCCAATATCTTCTTTTCGTCAATGTTTGAAACGGTATAATTACCACAAGACTTGGTGTATAGACCAGGATGGTCCCCTCGTGGGGCAATTCTCTAGTATGCCAGATTTTCCGTTGTATCGAGGACACGCGCCAGACGCAGTTGACTTATGCAATTCCCCCGTGTATCCTACAGAGTATAACTACTGTGAGATGACTCTTCTGAATTATCTCACGCCAGCTTATACATGTAGGAGAGGGGGTCTTCGCGTAAAGTATATGCGTTTTGGTGGTACTCAAGCATCGGACTTGTGGTATATTACGAGAAATGAAGAACCAGGAACTTCTCCGGTTGCTAATTTCTCGACAGGTCTTACGAATTCTGATACGAAAGATGCCCAGACTAGGCAATATTTGTTTCAGTTTTCTCACACCTGGGACGGTGCGCATGCTACCGTCGTTGGGCAAAACCCTGTTTTAGAGGCTGAATTGCCTTTTTATTCCAACATCAGATTTTCGCCAGCCAAGGCCGCCAGCCTTGCGCCGACAGGTCTTAACGAGGGCCAATATCATGATGTAGTAGGAACCTGGCATCTTGCACTTGCAGACCAGGCGGGTTTACATGCCTTTTACAGCACTGGTGAAGATTTCCAGCTAGGATTCTTCACCGGTTGTCCCGTAGCCTACAGAGTAGCTAAGGGCGCTGATCCGGGTACCATATAGGTACGTCCATGAGGATAGACACCTCATTAAAAATATAGCAGTTACGAATCTGCTAACAGGCAAG